AAGTAAATAAAACTAAACTATTGCCATTTAAATTTAACGCAAGTTCAGTGATGAATCTATTTCGAGCTTCGTGTTGCACAAGAAAAGCCATTTCATCTTGATATGTAAATCCTTTGATTGCTTTACAAGTTGCTTCAGGATATTTTAGAACAATGCACTTGATGCTGAAGTTGGCTAATTGCTTTCGTTCAATGAGTTCTTTGGTAGAAATAACTTTAAATGTCGGACCAAATAATCCTTCAAGAACTAACTTGTTTACCTTGCTATCATCAAGTGTGCCTGTTGTGCCAATGCGCACATCACAGTTAATCAACTTGGTCATGATGCTTGTCAATGACTTGGCTTTGAATGTATGCGCTTCATCGCCGATAATAAAATCAAATTGAGAAAAATATTTTTTCGGCATATCATAGATTGACTGCCATGTAGAGATAATCAAATCACTATCAGGGATTTTACTTTCGCCACCATAAATCTTCTGGCAGTATTTCTCTACATCCCATCCATTGACAGATGAGTAGTTCTTGAAGTCACTATGCATTTGAGTAACGAGATTGATCGTAGGAACAATTAGCAATCCGCGCTTCTTACCTGTGTTCAACAGGTGGCGAATCATCATATAAATGATTAATGATTTTCCCGACGCTGTTGGTGAAATGAGTATAGTTCTTTTTTTCGTAAGTCCGACGCTAGAAGCGAGATACTGATAATCTCTCGGCTCCATCGAAAGTGATAGAGCATTTGCCAAATTTTTTGTGTCAACAGGGTAGATTTCCTTATCTTCATCGAGATACTCGCATGTATAATTATTGTCCTTACAAAATTTTTTGATATATGGCACGAGACCAAGATATATTTGTTTGGTTTTTACATTTAAGAGTCTAATTTTTCCGTCCCAGTATTTATTGCGAAAAGCTGGGGAAAATTGATAACCTGGAGTTGAAAAAGTAAAGAACTCTGACATTTCTTGTATAATACTATCATCAGCGTTTACTTGAACATATATGTTATTGACTTTTTCAATTTTCACGTCACACATCAACGAGCACCTTGAATGAATTTCTCCCAGCCCATATACTCTTTTAATTGCCAGGTGCGATTGTTTAACTCTTTCATAACATTAGTGCAAAAGTTTGCTGCTTCTTCGTGATATGCTTTTTTGCGTTTGAGTTTATTCAAATCATCATCGCCATCAATATAAACAGCAATGTCTGATTTAAGAGTAAATCTAAACGGTTCCCAACCAAGTTTATCAAGTTCATCTTGGTCAAGTTTACCATTGAAATACATCCATTTGATACGCTTAAGTTTATCGTATTCTAATGCTGCTCTTTTAGCTGCAAGATTATGCAAAGAAAGATATTTGTTGTATTTGTTATGAATCAAAGGGATTCGCAAAATTTCTTTGCCTGGCTCTGTGGTATCAATTTCTGAATCTCTTTCCCATTGCGCCATTAATTCTTCAAGTGGAGGTGTTTCAATAGCCATATATTGATATGTGATCTGTTACATGGACATATAATATACTATAAATCAATTATAAAAGCAAATACACCAATAGTTTGACAGATTGTAGATGTATCGCTATAATAGACTATGTCGAGTATGAATGTATTACTCAAATTCTTTCATAATTATAGTAGGAGAATCTAAAAGTTGCGTCAGCAACTACAATATTTTCTGAGGAATCTCCTGTATTGAATATAATTGATCCAACCGTAGTTGGAAAAACATCAAACATTTTTACTCTAAAATTTGGATTATTTTTGTTTGAATAGATAGTCAGTGTTGCTTGCGAATACACAAATTGATTTGTGAGCGGCACTCTATTAGATGGACTAAAACTATTCGGAGTTTTGGCTAATGACACATATTCTTCATATTCTGTCGGACATGTTATTGCTCTAATCCAATCATGTAACTGTGTCCAAGCATATAGGTCTTCATCTACTAAAAATGTAACATTGAATGTATCATATATTAATTTTTCACCAGGATGATACAATTCAACAAATGGAGTTGATCTTGGAATTTCTGTAAGAGAAACTCCAGGTAAATTTGCTGTTTGACAAAAATATGTTACACCAGGAAGGCGATCAAATACTACTCTGAATTTAGTGCTTTGAAGTAAATCTGTATTTGATGGATTTCTATTAAGCGCAGTCATTTACTAACTCCATACGAGAGTAACTATATTTAGCCAAATAAAAAGGGCGGATCCTTTCGAATCCGCCCCCAGTCACATTGCTTTATTATTATTATCGATTTAGCAAATTATTGTGCAACGTTCAATACTGCAAACTTGCGGTAGTATACGTTTGTATTTGCTGTCAATGCACCTGCTAATGCAGCATTTGATCCACCAGCGAATGGATTTGAGACCATGCCGTAGCGTGTCTTGAATCCAACCTTTGGTTGATAATTGTCTGGGTCAATAGCACGAACCATTTGTAGCGGAACGTATGGGCAGTAGAACAAGCCAGCGTCATATGGTGATGAACCCTTATAACCGACTACGACGTAGTCTGAACCAGCGACAGAATATGGATCAACATAAACTTTGATGCGACCGAACAATGTTCCAGCGAATGTGTTGCCAGTATCATCAACTGTTAGGTTGGTGTTATTTGACAATGCTGAGTTGTAGTCTAGAAGACCTGTCATTGCAAGAGCTGATGCAACATCGGTTGAAACGATGAGCAAGTTACCCTTACCACGACGTGTATCCTTAGCAATCTTATTTGATGCTCTTTCGATAGCAAACAAGAGTGACTTATACTTTTCTACCTGCCAGCGACCTGATGTATCAGTGTTGCTTGATAGGTTGAATGCTGCAGTTGCAGCTCCTAGGATACCAACGTTTGCAGTTGCATATACTGTGCGAACAACTTCGCGGTTGATTTCAGCAAGAATTTCAGTTGACAAAATATTTGTCAATTCTGTTTCTGCGTCGAGACCGTGAATTGCCTTAAGGTCTTGTGCAAGTTCCATTGTGTATGATGCTTGTAGACCGCGTGTCTTAGCAGTAACAGATACGCGCTCGATTGAGAACGCCATATTTGCCATGCCGAGAGTTTCAGCAGTTGCAGTAGCAATACCAACGCCTGTGTTTGCCATTGTCATTGCAGCAACGTTTTGGCTCAAGCCAACAATTGCGTTAGCAACTGTGTCGGTTGTTGTTCCTGCGAAGACAGTGTTTGCTTCGTTGTAGAATGCTTCTGTGCCGTCTGGTGCAGCATACTTACTGCGCATTGCGAAGATCAAACCTGTTGGACCTGTCATTGGCTGAACGCCGCAAACGTCATAAGCCATTAGGTTTGGTAGTGCACGACGAACAAGACCAATTAGGATTGGGTCAAAACCCTGGATATTTCCTGATGATGGTGATGTTGGAGCAACGTTTACTGGTGTTGCTTCGAAGAGGCGTCCATAATTGGATGCTTCTTCTGCCATGGCGCGTTCTTGGTTTTCCAAAACAAGTGCAGTTACTGCACGACGATATGTGTCTTTAATCGCTGGGAGTTCTGGGTGATCAAGAACAGGTGCCCACTTTTTAGCATGTGTTTCGTTAAGATACATTTTTTATACCCCTGTTACTTTGGTAATGTTTTTGTAATTGCGTTAACATAATGTTGCATATATGAAGGAACTTGTGCTACTTCAGGTTGTGGCTCGGATGTCTCCTCAGCAACCTTTACCTCACTTATCACTTTATTGACTGGGAAGTAGTTCTCGCGAATTACTGCGAGCTTATTATTAAACTCACCCTCTGTGGTGAACTCCACGCCCTCTGCGAGCGATTTCATTTTCGCAATTTGTGTTTCGGTCAAACCTTCACAAATTTTACGAATTGATTCGTTTTTCTTTGCTGTCATTAATTCTTCTGTTAAAGAATTTTTTTCTGCTGCAGCATTTGCAACAGCTTCTTCTAACTCGACAACTTTAGCAGCTAATTCTTCTGCTACATCGATTTTTTCTTCAGGAATTTCGATATAGTGCTCATTGAACAAATTCTTAAGACCGTTAATAAAGTCTTCAGTCAATTCGGCACGTAGACCTGTTTCGATTGCAACTTTATTA